GTAAGGTTACCGTAGAAGATGCTAAGGTAGCAGTTAATGAAGTAGCCACTACGGTTAGTGAAGTTGCTGCAGTAGTAGAGGTAGTAGCCACTTCAGTTGAAGTGCCTATCAAGACTAAGAAGACCACTACTAAGAAGACAAGACAGACTAGCAAGGCCGGCGCAAAGAAAGGCAAGGCTAGAAGTGGACCAGCAAAGTAATAATAAGATACGTATTTGCTCAGAAGCAAATAGCACCATCCCTGTAGTAGTAGGACAATGTCCCAACTGCTACAGGGGTGAAAGATCGTTGATATTAATAGGATATGTTCCTAGTATATTAGGACCTTCTTTTAACGATTTGTATTTTAAATGTGTATGCTGTCAGCAAACAGTAACCAGAAAGATTTTTGAAGTAGCGGAGATTTAGATTATGAGCAATAATAAGACTAAGACGTCAAGAGTTTCTAAGGGTGAACGCGAAACAGTTAACCGCAAGCTAGTTAACGCAGTTCGCAGAGAAAAGCCTTATGGTGAGAAACTCATGAGTCAGCTTAAGTATTGGGGCAAAGGCCGACGCACAATGGTTACTATTGAAAATCCTAATAAGAACGAAACTAATAAGCGTTTCATTAGAGTTGAAGGTAACGATCCAAAGGCTTTTGGTCCTTGGAAGAGAATTGAGAAGCAAGATAACTAAAAGAGATTTTTATGAACAATATTATAATTTATGGTAAGCATAACTGTAACTGGTGTGTGTCAGCTAGAGAATTACTTAATCGATATCAAATTAGCTATAATTATCTTACTGTTGGTGAAGATGTAGGGATAGATGAAGTATTAAATCTATTCCCTAATGCTAAAACTGTACCTATAGTGACTGTGAACGGTAAACGTATTGGTGGTTATGAGGAGCTTAGAGAATATGTCGAAAACACAAGAAATTTTGACAGCACCGGATACTAAAGAGAATCTTATTAACCTACTTCAAGATAATACTCTTACTATTCTTTTTCGAAAAGTTGATGGTACTGAGCGTATTATTAAATGTACGCTGCAAGAATCGGTAGTTAAACCTCACGAAAAAAAGACTGACAGGGTAAAGAAAGTTAACGATAATATTATTTCGGTATGGGATATTGAAAATGAAGGGTGGAGATCATTTCGGTATGATTCCGTTTTAGAGATTCATAAATAATCTTACGAAGGATTAAACCGGAATCATCAAATGTCAGACTTCATTTCTACATCGCTTATGGCTAAAGCTATTTCAGGCATAGGCGGTCTTATAGGCGGAGTTTCTTTTATGGCTTTCTATCGCCCTAAAAACGTTTGGGACGCAGCTGTAAGATCAGGACTAAGCGTTACTACTGCTATTATTTTTGCTCCTATTATCTGTGAATATATTAATATGCCTCAAACATTAGACAATATTGTAGCAGTTTCAGTAGGTTTAGGTTTTTGCTCATGGAGTGTACTCTCGCTTTTAGCGAGATTCTTAATTAATGTTCAGGATGAGCGTTCTAATATTAAATTACCTGGATTTATTGAACGTAAGTAATTTTTATTATTAAGGTTTGTTATGGAAAAAAATGAATTAAATATAAACGCTCGAGGCGGTTCTGAACTTATGCAAGAACGCCTTTATAATTCTTTTCCTTCAGAAGTAATAGACAAATTTCAGATTATTCTTTCTCGCGTAAGAGATATTGACGAGAATAGAAAAAAGATTCTTTGGCTGCATGATCTTCCTAATGATCCTGAATCAGCTCATCTTGCCGACGCTGCTCTCCGTAAGAGATTCGATAAGATTGTCTGTGTATCTGATTGGCAGATGCAACTTTATAATCTTATCTCAGGTGTACCGTATTCTGAATGTGTCGTTCTTAAGAACGCTATTGAACCTATTCCTATTGAGAATAAAGAATATAATGGCACAGTAAATCTTATTTACCATACTACACCTCATAGAGGTTTAGAAATTCTTGTTCCAGTATTTGAAGAACTATGCAAGCTACATGATAATATTCATCTAAATGTTTATTCATCGTTTAAAATCTATGGTTGGGAACAAAGAGACGAGCAGTATAAGACTCTATTCGAAAGATGCAAAGAGCATCCGCATATTACGTACCATGGATCGGTATCTAACGAAGAAGTCAGAGAAGCACTAAAAAAGTCTCACATCTATGCATATCCTTGCATCTGGCCAGAAACTAGCTGTCTTTCTGTCATTGAAGCAATGTCTGCTAAGAATCTAGTAGTATGCCCTAACTACGCAGTACTCCCAGAGACCTGTGCAAATTTTGCTATGATGTATCCTTATCACGAAAATAAGAATGCTCATGCCGTTCAATTTGCGCATACTTTAAGCAATGCTATAACTGCAATCACCCAGCAAGGAAGCAACCCTTCTCCAATGCTTGAATTTCAAAAGCATTATTTTGACTACTTCTATAACTGGGATAGAAGAAAGTTAGAATGGGAAGCTCTTTTTAACTCACTTAACACAACCTTTACGAAGTGAGCTCTCCGCTTTTCTTATAAAAATACCAGTTGATTTAATTATCATCTGGTATATAATAAGAATATAAAAGATGGAGAGAAAGATGCGTATCGATTCTGACGAGTTCCAGAGCAAGATGTTCTTCCTTGCTGTTGGTTTGCTGATCTTTTCTGTGATCATGATTTCTATTCTCGAAAGCTGATATTATGGCTAAAAGCCCTCTTCAAGTCAAGACTAAAAAGAAAGCTCCGCGCGTCACTAAGAACGCAGAGTATATGGCTAATTTGAAGTTCTATGGCGAAGAGCCTTCGCTTAAAGGTAAGGTTAGCGATATCCTTATCATGAGAGCTTTTACCTGGTACAATTACATGTGCGAACCTGAAGACGCACGTGAATATATTATTGAGTACCTTAAGGCTTATAAGCAGGAAACTCTTATTAAGAAGTTCCGTAGAGTTCCGCTTAATCGTATTCCTACGACTTATGCTTGGGTATACCGCATGTCCATGCGCGGTACCCAATTTGACTCTTCTATTCTTGAAAAAGCAAAAAAGTCTATTGAAGCTTCTTTTAGCTTTATGGAAGAAGAAGTTAAGGAAGAAAAGAAGATAGTAGAAAAGCCTTCTATTCAAGAACGTATTGCAGAAAAAGTATCAGAATTCATCGGGGAAGTAGAATCTATTATTGATAATACCCCTGAAGGTTGGTCAATGTATAAGCATCTGCAGACTGCTGAATTCCCTGCAAAGCTTACTACTAAAGTACTTGAGTACTATAAGCCTTTTCTTGAAGAGCTGACTGAGCTGCTTAATAATGGTGAAAGTCAACTTAAGGAAGCCTATAGTCATCTTTCTAAACCTAAACTGAGAGAGCGTATTGCTCTTTTTCAGATGATCGTTGATGATTGTAACCGCTATGCTGGTAACCTGCGTAAGCAGAAGGTTCCTCGTAAGAAGAAAGCTCAGCCTGCTGATAAGGTGTTGAAGTTCTTTCAGTATCAAAAAGAAAGCAACGAGCATAAGCTTCAATCTGTTTCACCCGAAAGTATTCTGGGGGCTCAAGAGCTCTGGGTATTTAATACTAAGTATAATATACTGTCTGTGTTCAGAGCTATTGGTCCTGCAGGTCTTAATGTAAAGCGCACTGCTATTACTGGCTTTGATAGTGAAAGCTCTGTAAGTAAACGTATTGGTAGGACAACAGAAGAGACTCTCAAAAAGGTTCTTTCTGGTGGTAAGATTGTTCTTCGTCGACTTATGGATGAAATTAAGTCGGATCCGGTTAAGATTTCTGATAGGATAAATAATAATGTAATCCTTGTCAAAACGGTGAGGTGATGGCAAACATTATTAATTTTCCTAATAAGTTACAAAAAGTTTTTCCAAATAATTTAGACGAATCATATAAGCATATTGAAGATGTACGTCGCAACTTTTGCGACGAAGTATCTACTGACGTAATGGAAGCTGTATTTTCAGTTATTAACAATTACGGTATACAAGTAAATGTAGATGAAGACGTAGTAAAAAATATAGTCTTCTTAGAAGAATCCATTAAAAGTCTTCTTTATAAAGTTAAAAGAGTCAATCATCCTTTTCATGAAATTGCTGAAGCTACAGTCACTCTTAATGACGAAGCTAAGGATGAGTTAGAAAAAATTATTGAAGAAAAACACTTGAACACTTAATCTTAAAACTATATAATATATGAAGTGAATTGATTAAGTGGATATAAAAAATGATCATTGTTGATTTTAATCAAGTAATGATTTCTAATCTTATGATGCAGATTGGAAATCATACGAACATTCCTATTGAAGAAGGACTGTTTCGTCACATGGTTATAAACTCTCTTCGTTCATACAAACAGAAGTTTGGTGATGAGTATGGAGAGATTATTATTGCATGTGATGATAAGAACTATTGGCGCAAGCAGGTATTTCCTTACTACAAGGCTAATAGAAAAAAGAATAGAGAAGCTTCAGAGATTAACTGGGCTTCAGTTTTTGATACGTTTAATAAGATCAAAAACGAAATTAGAGAATATTTTCCTTATAGAGTCATTCAGGTCGAGCATGCAGAAGCAGACGACATTATTGCGACTCTAGTTAGCGAAAATGGGTCAGTTTTAAACCTTGGTGAAAAGATTCTCATTCTCTCCGGAGATAAAGATTTCGTGCAGCTGCAGACTTTTGGAAACGTCAAGCAGTATGACCCTATTCGCAAGAAATGGATTTCTCATAACGATCCTAAGAAGTTTCTTTTCGAGCATATTCTTAAAGGTGATACAGGTGACGGTGTACCTAACGTATTGTCAGATGATGATACGTTTGTGTCTGATAAGCGTCAGAAGCCGTTGACTCAGAAAAAGATCGATAAGATCTATAACGACGGAGTCTTCCTTCTCGATAGGATTGCTGATCGAAACTTTATGCGTAATAAGCATATGGTAGATTTGTCTATGGTACCTGACAATATTAAAAAGGAAGTTCTTAATAAATATGAAAACCAGTCAGGTAAGGATAGAAGTAAGTTGTTTAATTATTTCATTTCGTATAAACTTAAGCATATGATGGAAAACGTAGGTGATTTCTAATGTCATTTGAATATAAGATGGATTCGGTAGCTAAGGTGCTATCTAAGATTAATGGAATTAAGAAGAAGGAAGACAGAGTTACGGCTCTTCAGCAAAATAACAATTATACCCTTCGCTCTATTCTCCAGGGTATGTTTGATGCTAACGTCAAATTTCCTCTTCCAGAAGGTGCTCCTCCTTATAGGGTAAACGAGTTCAATGAACCTAAGGCACTCCATAACGAAGTTCCTCGTTTTTATCTTCTGATGGAAGGCGGCAACAGAAGCCTTAACAATATTAGACGCGAACAGATTTTTATTCAGATGCTTGAAGCAGTAAATGCTGATGATGCTGAACTGCTTATTGCTATGAAGGATAAAAAGAGTCCTTATAAGAATATCACTAAGGACATTGTAATGGAAGCATTTCCGGGTCTACTCTCAGGGTAAAGGTATGGCTAAGACTACTAAGCATAATAATTCTAATGCTAAGAATAGCAAAAAGAATAATAACTATTTTTACGATGAAGAACAACTTTCTATCAAAGATATCAAGCGAGAAAAGATTAATAAGCAATATCGCAACTATAACAACGCCCTCAGGGCTAAAGATCTAGATAGGCTTCTTTCTTATGATGACGAGTGAACTAGTAAATATCTTTGTTGCGTCAGCTGGCATTACTTTCCTTTTTATGTTTACTTCTTTTTATTATTGGCTTAAAGGAAGAAAAGCTGGTGTGACTGAAACTATAGCATTGTTTTATGAACATGATCCTGAATGTGTAAAGAGACTTGATAAGACTATAAGGGAAAATTTTAATGTCGATGTCTAATTTAAATAACGAAACTATTAAAGATATTAATAAGCTTATTGATGAGCAGTTTCGTCCTAACATGGATTCTGGTGTATATCTTGAAGAAATGGTAGCAAAGCAGATGCGTGCAGAGGGGTATGATCCCCTAAATAAAGATGACGTCAAGAAGTACTGGGCGTCTAAGGGTGTGGAGTCTAATGGCTAACTATACTTTTTATAATACAAATACTAAAAAAGAGTTTGATATCGATATGCCGATATCAGAGTTAGACAGCTACAAAGCTAACAATCCGCATCTAGAACAGCTAATTAAAACAGCTCCCGCAATCGCAGACCCAACCCGATTAGGTATTAAAAAGCCTGATGCGGGGTTTCGTGATGTGCTCAAAAAGATTAAGAGGGGAAGTGGTAGAAGGAGCACT